TTTATCACTTTATTATTTTTAAAAAAAAAAAAAAAAAAAAAAAAATAATAAGAAATAGTGAGATAGACCCCCGCTACCCCCGCGCAAGGGGGTTAAGTCTTTGATTTATAACGATATTTTTTATCTCGTACCCCCGCGCTACCCCCGCGCTACCCCCGCGCAAAACTGGCAAAACCGCTGTAAGTCTTTGATTTATATAAAAAAAATATTAAAACGTACCCCCGCGCAAATTATAAAAACTGAAGGTTTGTGGGGCCCCCGGACCAGCGCCATGGGGGTCTGTTTAAACGGGGTATCGAAAGTTAGTAAGCCCCCACTTCGCTAAAAAGGAGGGCCATTCCGCATTATGGGATAGCATACCACTATGTGGAAGCACCATGTTGGTGCATTGGATAAGTGAGTGCTTACTTACTTGCTATGTTAGTGAGTGCTTACTATCAATGCACCAATGTGGTGCGCTATGTTAGTGAGTGCTTACTTACTTAGGCAATGCACCAATGTGGTGCATCCGCATTGTGGTATGTCATCTCATAATGTGGAATGTTAGTAGGCACTAACCGCCAGGCACCAATGTGGTGCACGATGGTGCGGTGCAATATGGCGGGATGTTTAAACGGCACGCAGGTGCGAGGGCTGTGCTGGAAGTGTTGCGTAAATACGACAGTCCATGTAAATAACTGCCCGCTAAAATGCCAATTCAATCCAAAGCGTTTTAAGCCCTGTTTAAGCCGTTTTGATGCTACTTGATACCCTAGCAAGGGAGGGGATGAGATCGCAGTTTTCTAAGGGTAAACCCTAGGTATATAGAACCCATCCTTTATATACTTTAGTTATATTAGGGTTTCCCCTAGGTATGATACATGGCACAAGCCCGCCAATCGGTTAAATTAGAGGTAAGGCGAATTCCGCCCCGATTACTACCCTATAAGGAATAGAACAATGAACCATTCACCAGCACAAGCCAACCGAGAAACATGGCTAAACGAGATCACTACCCGCTTTATAGCCCCCCATTTTCAGGCACAAGGCTACACTCTCCCCGCCAATATCCGAATGGCTTGCTCTCTTACAAGCACCAAAAAAGCCATTGGGCAATGCTGGAGTAGTATCGCCAGCGCAGATAATCATTTTGAAATCTTTATTGCCCCCTCTATTGCAGAGAGCACAAGGGTAACCGATATTCTGATCCACGAATTAGCCCATGCCGTTGTAGGTATCGCAGAGGGGCATAACAAGGTATTTGCCAAATGCGCCAAGTCCGTAGGGCTAGAGGGCAAAATGACGGCAACGACGGCAACCCCCGAATTATTAGCCACAATTAACCAATGGGTAGAGCAGATAGGCGAATATCCCCATGCACCATTAACCCAGTCCAACACCAAAAAACAATCAACCCGAATGATTAAGTGCATTTGCCTTGCTTGTGGCTATCAGGTGTACACATCTAAAAAGTGGATCGAATTAGCCAACCCAATTTGCCCTGATCGTGACTGTGATGATTACAGCGAATGGCTATCAGTAAACTTACCCGATGACGAAGGTGATGATTAAACCAACCAACCAAAGGCGGGGGGCAAACCCCCGCCATGTTTAAACACTATTAAGAGAGATAACATTATGACCGTATTAGATAAAGCCTTGTCACACCTTAATGATTTAATTGGGTTAGGTGTAGAGTATCCTCAAGCCCATTGGAGGGCTTGCACATGGTACACGCTATCCACTAAACAGGGTAACACCTTACAAAAAATGTACGATAACCAATAAGAAAGATAACACCATGCGCCAAGACATTATCAGAATTCAAGCCAAGCAATTACAGGCTGGCATGACAATAGCCTTTCACAATAGCCTAATGGATTACAGGCTAGGCTATGTTGATAGAACCCAAAACGGTATAAAGCTGGAGAATGAAGATCGCACCAGCACCCAATTTTTGAACCCCTCCGATTATGTATTTATTAAGAAAGGTATTTAATATGACAATGCTAACCAGCCCTACGCAAATCCATCATTTTAGGTATTGCACAATCCTAAGAGGCTTAGGGCTTGAAATTAAGGGGCTTAAATGCTCCAAAGGAATGACCATGTATTCCCTAGCTAAAAAGGAGTTAGGGCTTAAAGGAAATAAGATTTCAGTTTACAACGATCTAGCCCAAATGCTAGGCAAACCAACTATATAACACCAAGGGCGGGGGGCAAACCCCCGCCATGTTTAAACACTATTAAGAGAGATAACACCATGCAACGAGTAACCGATAAACACCTAGAATCATTGGTAGATAGTATTAACGCAATCACCAATAGCCCATCAACACCATATACAAGGGAGAATGATAGAAGCCATGCCAATATCGGAAATTATCACCTGTCTTGGGCTTATGGGGGAGTGAAACTGCACCGAATGGTAAATGAAGGGGGAGGTATCAGGGAGGCATTATCCACGGGGTACACCACTAAACGGGACTTATATGATCAACTTCAAGCCTTTATTAAGGGCATAGAATTCGCAAAGGATAGGGCATAACATGACTACTATTAAACCCATTGGGAGTAATCAGACTCTATTAGTAACCCCTAACCAGCTTATTCTATTCAGTTATGCCACACCCGTTGCAATATATGATAAGCACACCTACCGCTATTTTAGAACGGCTAAGAAATGGAGCAAGACTACAAGCAGACACATAAACCATTGGCTGGATGGAGTGCAAGCCGTGGAAATGCCCCAAGAGTTTTTTGATAATCGAATTAACATGATAGAGGGTGTTTAAACATGAGCACTTATTTAATTGAAAGCACCACAGGCGCACAGGAGGAGTTGCAAGCCAATACCTTTCCCGAAGTGTTGCGCCTTTTATATAACATGGACAAGCCTTATGCCCCCGCCAAAATATTTATTAAGGTTACACAATATGAATTACTTTATGATCGGAGTGTTTAAACATGACCGATTTTATTAAGGGTTTATCCCTAGCGATTTTTCTTGTCATTCTGTTATTGTTAGGCACAACACTATGACAAAAGAGGATTATTTTATTGCCTTATTATTAGTTTTATTATTTGCATTATTTTGTATTGCACCTGAATTGTATCAACCCACAACCAATTAAATAAAGGAATTAACCATTATGTCAAATCTATATAAATCAATCTCTCTCCAAGAGTGTGCCAATTTAATTAGTAGCGTAGGCGATAGCGTCACAGTCCTAGCACAAGGGGAAATGGGTATTGGTAAATCCTCCATGCTCAAAATGCTACAAGCCAAGCACCCTAACCATTTTGTATGTTACGGGGACATGACCACCAAGGATGTAGGGGATTTTTTAGTCCCAAAGATTCGCACCATTGACGGGGTAGAGGTATGCTCTTTTATTCCGAATGAGGAATTCGGCTTTCACTTTGATAAGCCTATTATTTTAATGCTGGATGAAATTGGCAAGGCTTCAAAGGCAGTAATGAATGCTTGCCTACGCCTAATGCTAGAACGCAGATTGGGGACATATGCCTTACCAGAGGGCTCTATTGTATTCGCCACTACTAACCTTGCCAGCGAAGCCATTGGGGACAATCTACAACCCCATGCCCGTAACCGTATTTGCGTGGTCAAGGTACGAAAGCCAAGTGCCGAAGAGTGGGTGGAGTGGGCTTTAGAAAACAACATTGCCCCCGAAGTCCTATTAACCGTAAAGCAGTTCCCCCAAATGCTTGCATCGTTTGAAGATTTTGATAAAGCCTCCGATAATGAATACATTTATGACCCAAGATCGCCCCGCCCATCATTTTGCACCCCTCGCAGTATGGAGAAAGCCAGCGACATTATTAAGAAGTCCAAAGGGCTTGGTTTAAACATCATGGCTCATGCACTAAAAGGCACTATTGGAAACAGAGCAACCTACGATATGTTGTCCATAATCCAGCTTAATGATGAATTACCTGATTGGGATAATATCTTGGCAAACCCTGATAAATGCCCTGTTCCAAAATCTTCTAGTGCCGTCTGTATGCTTATCTATTCAGCAATACAACGGCTAGAGAAGGAGGATGTTAGTAAGTGGATGAAGTATTTAGAAAGATTGTCCAAGGAGGCTCAAGGCTTATTTGCTACATCGGTTATGCGAACCAGTAAGAAAACCACAGTAGGCACAAATCAGGGGTTTGTCAAATGGGCTACCGCCAATAACTATCTGTTTGCTCAAGAGGTGAAGTAATGGAAACAAGTCAGATTTTTTTATTAGTATGGGCGATAGTTGCAACGGTATTGGCAGTAGTGTTTAAACACTTGCTATCAACATCCATGCAAAAGTTATTTATGTTTCACCTAGCCCTTGAACTACTAGCCGAAGGTAAGGCGGAAGTGGTCAAGGAAAACGACAAAATACAAGTGAGGGCATTGTAATGGCACTAACCGCAGAGCAACGAATTGAAAGAGCGCATATTGATCTTATGAAGTCCCCGCAGTTTGTTGCATATTCGGGGGTATTGATGGTCGGAGAATGTAAAGTCAAAGAGGATTTGCCAACGGCTTGTACTAATGGTCGGGATGTATATTACGGGCGCAAATTTGTGGAGAGTTTAAACGATACCGATTTGCGTGGTGTAATTATTCACGAAGCAAAGCATAAAATGTACCGCCATTTATTAACATGGAAGCATCTATCCAAAATCAACCACGACAAGGCTAATAAGGCTTGTGACTATGTTATTAACATAGAAGTAGTGGATGAAGGCGAATTTTCAAACGGCTTTATCACACTACCAAAGGGGGGTTTGTATGATATTAAATACAAGGGGTTAAACTCTGCCGATGTATTCAACCTATTACCCGATGAAGGCGGGGAAGGTGGCGGGGGAGGGGGAGGGGATGGGTTTGATGAGCATGATTGGGAAGGCGCAGAGGAGATGAGTGACGAGGAGAAGGAAGAACTTGGTAAGGAAATAGACCAGGCCATTCGTCAAGGCGCAATCTTAGCGGGTAAGGTAGGGGGCAGTTTAAACAGATCATTTGATGAGTTGATGAGTGCCAAAGTAAATTGGAAAGAGGCACTACGAGAATTTGTTTCAGCAGTATGTAAAGGCAAAGATGATTCAACATGGGCTAGACCCAACAGAAGGTGGTTACAACATGACATTTATATGCCATCACAATTTAGTGAAACGATGGGTCGTGTTGTTTTGGCTATTGATGCATCAGGCAGTATTCAAGGCGCAATATTAAACCGATTTTTGTCAGAAGTTAGTAGCATTATGGAAAATGTAAATCCCGAACAGGTAGATTTATTGTATTGGGATAGCGCAGTAGCGGGGCATGAAGTATATGGTTTAAACGAAGCCGATAAAATGCGATCATCTACCAAGCCGAAGGGTGGCGGAGGTACAAGCCCATCCTGTATTACAAAATACATGGACAAGCACAAGATAGAGCCAGTATGTGCCATTGTTTTAACCGATGGGTATGTAGGCAATGATTGGGGAGGGAGTTGGAATTGCCCCGTATTGTGGGTAATACAAGACAACAAGCAAACAACCGCACCTATTGGTGCAACAATTCATATTGAGGAGAATTAAAATGGGTTTTGGACGGAATACTCGCACACCTTATGATGTGCAAAGAGATAACGGTGGTAGATTTGATTTTCTAAGAGTAGCAAACCGATACGAGGAAGTAAAACCGATTACTGGAAAGAAAAGGGGTCATCTTGATATTCGCCCCTTGGGTGAGAGGAATAGGTCACAAGAACGAATTGTAAAGGTGAGTGACAATGAATATTATGTTACTTATGACGCGTACCGTTGGTCGGAGATAAATAAGTCAAGGCTTCATAGCAGAGCCATAACATACTGTTTAAACGATGGCATGGAAACATTGACAGTCCACACACCTAGAACTATATGGTCACAATCTGATCCACACGGTCTATATCCGAGGGGTTTCAGTTGTAATTCTGTTTTTTACTTTTATGACTTCAATTTGCCGTACGGTTTTGAAATGGTAAACCATAGCACTTGTAAGTATGTGAGTTTAAACGGTCAGTATTACACCATAGAAAAAGGGGATATCTCTTTCACACGCAAACAGGGCACGAAGGATTGGATGCCATTGGTAGTGCGTAGAGAAGTAATCCACACCTTAGATAGAGAATTAACTAAAGAATGGAGGGCTAAGACTAAACCCTTTTTAGATTACCTTAAAGTTATGGTGGATATGGTAGAGCCAAAATATTGTGGTGCATGGGAAAGCCCCCTTAAATTAGTATCAAAAGATAAAGGTATTAAAGTAGCCGATGTGTTTAAACAAGTCGATGACAATACTCCTGAGCATTGGTTTACTCTTGCCGAAAACTATAAATTTAAAATAAAAGTATCAACATACGACCATTTTATGAAAGAAACAGGTGGGGGTTACGATACAAAATACACCCATGTATTCCATAAAGAGAGGCTTAGTAGATATGTGCATGGAGATTTATATAAGATCGTTAAGCCATTAAAGGCAGTTGAAGTGCCTCTAGGTCAGTTGTGCAAAGACCGTTATAAATCTTGGTTTGCTTAATTAAGGAGTATTAAAATGAAAGAAGAAGCAATTTATATACCGTTTCAAGATATCCCCCATGTGGATTCTTTACTTGTAGAACTGGCAAACAATATACAAAAAGCCATTCCGAATGTAGTGTTTAACCAGGGTGAAGTAGAACGATACAATATTCCAATTGAATGTGAATGGGTAGGGGTTACTACTTCATTGGATGTTTACTTTGATGATAGCCTTAATAAGCGTGTTTCAGTAATTGGCAGACAAAAATTTGATGGCAAATTTTGGATTGTTAATAGGAATGTGGAATCAAGCCGAAGATATTATGGGCGAGGAGAGGGTCAGCTTAAATCCTCCATTCATGCCAAAAACATTCTAGCAACGGCAAAGAAAACCATACACCCATTAACCATATTTCAAGTCATTGATGAAGTGAAAAGTAATTTTGAAGGCGCAGTTGCCAATATAAGAAATAAATGGAGTTGGCAAGTAAATAGGCAAACAGATTCAGCTTTTGATTTAGCCTATGAGGATATGATTCACTTGCATAGCATTGGTTATGCACCTAAGACCCAAAAATTTGCTAGTGCCATGAACTACTTAGCCGAAAATAAAGCCGAGATTGACAAGTATTCCCGCTATGACCCTGATTATTCTTTTGTATGGGTCAAACCGAATTCAGTAGAGTATATCAAAAAAGGTAGCAAAGAGCCGCAAATATTAGCAAGTTTAAACGAGCTTCCTGAAGATATTAGAGGTAAAATGTTTGTATTAGATATCTCAAACGAAAAGGAATTTGTAGAGGACATTGGCTTGAGGCAAGATTCAGTTTCATATTGGGTGATAGCATGAACCCTAGAGATTGGGTTATGTATAGCACAGGTGTTGGTCAAATTAGACAGTACGGGGGAATGTATTGTCAGATATGGGTGTTAAATGCCGAGGATAAAGAATACGCAATAATTGAACCTACCAATGAGATATTCCCCATAACCAAAGAAGTAGCAGACATTATGAGGAGTGTTTAAACATGATTCGTGGGCAATTTGTATTTGCGGAAGGGTTTGATGGTAAGACCCATATAGGCAAGGTTACTTGGGATACAGGAGGTGGGGCAATATGGGTGAAGCATTGTAAAGAAGATTACAGCCCCGTTAATTATGGAGAGAGTGTATATAACCAAGATCAAGTAACCCCCATAACCAAAGAAGTAGCAGACATTATGAGGAGTGTTTAAACATGAAGTACGGTGATTTTGTGGAGTATAAGGGATACCCTTGTATGGTTTCTAGGCAAATAGCGAACTTGATATATCTATATGTGCCGACTGAATACTATAAGGACAACCCGCACCTTGATTTTCAAACTAGAAGTGAAAGAATTGCCCTGTATGAAGATTGTCATTTTATAACCAAAGAAGTAGCCGATATTATGAGGAGAAGCAGATGATTAACAGAGATTATTTTACTGATGATAACCACGATAACTTTGATGAGGACTACGAAACACAGAAATGCTTTATGCAGAAGTTAAAGACATTGGAGGAGTTGGGCGAAGATGGAAGTTTAGAATACTTTTATGAACCCGAAGATTAAGTATGATGATTTTGGTGAGGTGGTATGGAAGCCAGCACCAAAACCAAAGAGGGTACGAAGCCTCACCTTTTCGGAAGTGTTTAAACAACTAGGAAAGGCATTGTTTTAATGGAATACATAGTGGCATTATTTTATCTAGTAACAATATCAGTATTAGGTTTAATCAAGGGTTTGTGGTGGGTAGTAGTTAATTCATGGTGGGCTTTACTGGCTACCTATTTAGTTATGTGTTACAAGCACCATTATGGTGCAAAAAGAAAGGGTATGTGATATAATAGGCACTCATACAAAATGTGAGTGCCTATGATTGACAACGACATACTAAGTGACTACCTACAATCATTGTACGGTATTGAGCCACTAACAACCGAGCAAGAGCATGAACTAGCTTACAAAATAGCACAGGGGGATAACGAGGCATTAGACCGCCTTATTACCCACAATCTGCGTTTTGTCGTTTATGTAGTGCGTAAAATGAGTTATTGGAAGCATGGCAAAATGCCTGTTGAAGATATCATTGGCATTGGTAATGAGCAATTACTAATAGCAGGGCGCAAATGGAAACCAAAAAACAATGCTAAGTTTGCGACCTACGCAAAGTCCTTTATTGAGAAGGGTGTAAGGCGAGAACTTGACAACCTTTCCAGCATCATTCGATTGCCTATGAATGTAGTAGAGGCATTAAAGAAGATGAACTACAACGAAAGAGCCTTATCTCAAATCCTAGGCAGAAGTCCTAAACCCGAAGAACTGGCAAAAATAATGGGGATTACAACACGCAAATTGGCGCAGTTGCAGTCCTTTATGGTTAGAGAGCCTATCTCCATAGACCACTTAAATACAGAAAGATTAACTGATGAGCAAGATGATTGAACTAAACCCCGAACAGACCAGAGCCTATAACCGTTTTATTATAGCTAGGGACAGGCTGTTTAAACGCAATAAGACTTGGGTAAGGTCTTGCACCATTTCCCATACAGTTGATGTTGCGGGGCTAAACCACCCGCTATATGTAATTAACGACGAGTATGTGGAGTATGCAGAGGCTTTTGCTATGTGGTTAGGTGTAGAACCTAGGTATCGTGAGGAGGAACGCATGAGGTCATCACGGGGGGATTACGGCACACCAGATAACTGGGAAGAAAAACCAAGCAAAGTTAAGGAAATATAATGACCAAGGTTATTCCAACGGATGTTTACGATAAAGACGGAAACCTATTAAGGTTAGAATTTCACAATCTTGAAGGTGAATTTGAAATCCAATCTGAATGGGATTCAAATGATGAACAAACCAGCGAAAACAGAGAATCTTTCCGAAAATGGTCTTATAAGATGGTTAAAAGACTAGGTTTTGAAATAGACCTATGAAGTCCGGGGATTGGGTTATGTGGGGTGAAATGTTAGGGGAGGTAGTAACAGTCTATAACGATGGGCTAAACCTTGTAATAAGAACAACCACCCTTAAAGACCCAGTAAAAACAAAAAACATTGAGTCTTTTAATAAATACGAGGTGTTTACCGTGGAATCTAATAGTTGCACCCCTTTAACCAAGGAAGTAGCAGATATTATTCTAGGTAACTACTAATGCAAAATTTTATCGCAAAACGCCCAAGAATGGTGCAATAAAAGTTATCCACAGGTTATCCACAGGTTATCCACAGGTTATCCACAAAAATAGACAGGGTAGTCGTGAAATACAGGGTATATTTACCTTTTCTTATTATATTTTTTTTTTTTTTTTTTTTTTAAAAAAGAATAAAGTGAGATAGACCCCCGCTACCCTGTCAATCCATAACTTTTTGGTATCATAAGGAATTTCAATATAACTAAAAGTTATTTAGTATTTCCGGCTGTTTCGCTATACAATAGCGGAAATAAGAAAGGAATCTTAATGAGCAATAAACCAGAAGCACTGCCCGTAATCTTTGAGAACATACCCATGGAGATTAAAAGAATCCCTAGATGGGTTCTATGGCGTCATACAGAAGTGGGCGAAGAAGGTAATAGACGCTGGTCAAAACTACCAATTCAAGCATCAGGGCAATCTGCATCATCCACTAACCCAACAACATGGGCAGACTTCCTAACAGTCCAAGCCGCCTATCAAAACAACCCTGACCGATTTAGTGGTGTTGGATTTGTCTTCTCCGAAGATGATAACCTAGTGGGCATTGATTTGGATGACTGCTATGATGCCGAATTGTCGAGTTTCACAAATGCTGCAATGCAGCATATTGCAGAATCCGTCAACGGCTACATGGAAATCAGCCCATCGGGAACAGGTGTAAAGATATTTACCCGTGGAAGCCTTAAAACAGCCCATGTAGACCATTCGATTGGATTTGAGGCATACCCCCATGGAAGATACTTCACGGTAACAGGACACCTTATAAGCGGTTCTGTCCCCGCACAGGAACAAGACTTATCCTCCGTTATTCCTGATAGGGTGGTTCATGTTACTGGGGATGACTTTGCAGACTACAAACCCCCTGTCCCTGAGTACGACCTAGCCCGTGTTGAAACAGACATCCTAGCGCATTTAAACCCTGATTGTGGCTACGCAGACTGGATGAGTGTAGGGTATGCTCTCCATCACCAGTTTAGAGGTGACCCGGAAGCCTGTGAACTCTGGAATACATGGTCTTACAATGATGGAGCAACACCAGCCTACCAAGCCACGGGCGATAACTCATGCCATGCAAAGTGGAAGACGTTTAAACGGGAGAGTGGTTCTACATCCACGTTGCGCTCGCTTATCTTCAAAGTAAACATCCAAACCAGACAAGCGGCGTTAAAGCGGGGCGATATTATTCTTGATGCAGGAACAATGAATCATGCCCGTACGTTTTTAGACAATCTGTTCTCAAGCGAAGAAGGACATACATTAGTTCACTACGCGCAGGACTTCTTTATTTATGTAGGTACTCATTATGAAATTATCGAAGAAGCAACAATCAGAGCTAAACTTTACGCTTTTTTGGATAAATGCAAGAAGACGGGAAGAAAGGGGGCACTTGAAATGTTTAACCCTTCTCCAGCATCCGTATCTGCGGCACTCGATGCAGTTAAGTCCATCTGCCATTTGCCAAACCATCCTAATACGAAACCGCCAATCTGGTTGGAACAATATGCTTCAAACCAGCCCGACGCTTCTGACCTTATCTCCCTTAAAAACGGAATCTTCCATCTAAAAGATTATGTAATGATCCCGCACTCATTGGGATTCTTTACTCCAAACTCATTGCCGTTTACATATAACCCAACTGCACAATGCCCATCATGGATGGGGTTTTTAGAATCAGTATGGGGGGATGACCCTGAATCAGTCCAAGCATTGCAAGAAATGTTTGGATATGTGTTGTCGGGTGAAACAAAGCAACAAAAATTCTTTAATATTATCGGACCTCGCCGATCAGGTAAGGGGACTATTAACAAGGTGCTGGTATCGTTACTAGGACAACATAATACCGTTGCACCACAACTAGAGGAACTTTGTGATACTTTTGGCTTACAGCCTTGGCTGGGTAAATTATTGGCTTCTTTCACAGATGCAAGAGCTCCCGAACGTAATAGGAGTGCTGTCGTATCTCAGCTTTTGCGGATTGTGGGTGGCGATACCGTCACAGTCAATCGAAAGAACAAAGAGGCTTGGAGCGGCTATCTTCCTACCCGTATTGTGGTTTATAGTAACGAGGTACTTCAATTAACTGAGAACTCTAACGCATTGACGGGCCGTATGGTAGTGTTTAAAATGACCCGTTCATTTTATAACAATGAAGATACAGACTTGTCCGTTAAATTAGATAAGGAGTTAGCTGGTATTTTTAACTGGGCTATGGATGGACTTAAACGCCGACTAGCCCGTGGTGGGCACTTTATCCAACCAGAATCGGGTAAGCAGTTATTAGAGTTAATGTCCGAACTGGGCAATCCAATAGGTTCATTTGTTGAAGACGCTCTTGTGTTTGACCCTACAGGTAAGGTATCTAAAGACGATGTGTTCACTTGCTACAAAAAATGGGCTATACATAAGTCTTTACCCCCAGGTACAGAACTAGCGTTTAAACGCCGTTTCTTAGCCGCTACACAGGAGCATAGAATTTTAACTGGCGAAGATAGGGCAAACGGTGGTAGAATACAGGTTTACCATGGTGTAAAATTAACTGACAAAGCTCAAAAGTATGTTGAGAGCGTGGAATCATTTAATGAAGAAGTGTTTTAACTTTAGAAAGACAATAATGCGTAACGACTTCACCACCATTTTTGGTGGTGTTGGTCGGCGCAGAGGTGTGCGTAGTTACATACCTAAGTTTAAGAAAAAACGCTTTAAGCTACAACGAACAAGACGCGCGCACCAAGGCTGGCGAAATATTACCTTTGGCAGAATTACAGCCATAAAGGTTCGTCGGTTGTACGGCAGACGCGCACCAGCCACACCATTTAGGAGATAAGTATGGAGTGTATTATTTGGTTATTTTTACTGGCATTTAGCCCAATCACCGCCTTTGCGCAAACTCAAACTTGCACCAAGGAAATTATTTGTCAAAACAATATTTGCACCGTCATATACAACTGTGAGAAAACAAAATGACCGAACCAAAACTATTAGCCAACCGCATCATCACACCAGACGGTACATTGATGCAGTCTTTTCACCGGCACGATTATAAGACGTACGTTGACGCTAATGGTAAGGAGTACATGATTGATGGTGGCCTTGATTACCAACGTTGCAACATACACGATGACGCGCCGTACACACAGGCCAGTGTGTATGACATAGACCCGCATGAGGTAATTAGAAAAGCATTTTGGTGGGGCTGTCGTGGCAAGGACGGCAGATCACCACTGGAATACCGCCCAGTGTGCTCGCTGTCTAACATGCACATCCACAACATCCGCATGACGCAGACCCACGTACCCGAGCACATAGCCAAGGTGTTTGCTGATGAGGAAATTTACCGCCGTGATAACGGCATTGTGATAGAGGACGCAGAATGAGCAAAGAACAATTTGGCATAGACGCAGCTAAAAGACCTAACAACGTGGTAGGTGTGCCGTGTGATGAGCTAAAGAAGATGCAGGACCGACTTACCCACCTAGAGAAGATGATTGTTTGGTACCAAGACATCACCATGACAGGCATCAACTCTGAGGAGTACGAGAACGGCTTTTGGGATGCAGTAGATTTTGTTAAATGGCACCAAGTAAAGGACAAAAACTAATGAATTATAAAATTACTTGTATTTATGATGATATGACTGTTGTTATTGAAAATGGCGTAGAAGTTTCAAGGGTATATAAAGATAACAGAATTAAATTCAATCCTTTTGAATTGTTAGGAGTTAAACAAAATGAACAATGAACCAGTAGCGTGGACTGCGTGTTTAGATTGTGGCAAAAGAGTTACAGGCGATTCCATTCACACTTGTTCGCCACAATTAAAGACACTAACAGATGAGGAAATAGCAGACTTTGAATGGGCTATAAAAAATGTGTTTAACTTTTCTCAAAGTGAAAAAGTTGTTGGTTTGGATAATGTAATTAGAGCAATACTAAGAAAGGCACAGGAGAAATGAACACATGCAAACACGAATCATGGAAAAAAAGGTCAGATAGGATGACTGTGCAATGTCAAAAATGCGGATTAGAAGCAGATGAATTAAGTCGTACATACAAAGTTTATATAGACTTAACCGATGAAGAAATAGACAGTCTTGCAGATGAGTTTGGCGCTGGGATGGAACAGTTTGGAGGATGCTTTAGGCATTTAGATTTTGCTAGAGCAATACTAAGAAAGGCACAAAAGAAATGAACGCAAATGAACTAGCTGATTACTTACATGACTTTATGTACAACGAAGTTGATTACGATGAAGATAAACATAATCAATCTCAACTCATGCTACGCCAGCAACAAGCTGAAATAGAAGCGTTGAAAAGCAACCCAGCGTTTTATGAAATTGTTATTGACAATTACTGGGTAATGCGTTTGTGGTCAGATAAGTTGGTTAACGGACATACTTGGCTATTGACTAAAGAAGAATTTTTAGAATTTGCGGAGAATATAAAATGAATGATTTTGTAGATTACTGTTTTGGAATAGGTGTAATTTGTTTGGGCGTTAGCTTTTTGGTCATATCTGTTGGACTAATAACAGGGTTAATTAGATGAACAATGAACCAGTAGCGTGGATGGTAGATGGTGAGGTTTACTTGCTAAACGAAATAGATGGGGAAGAACTAAACGCTATTCCACTCTACGACCATCCAGCAGACCTAACAGATGAAGAAATAATGGCTGAATGGGAAGAAAGCAAAGATGAAGTTGATTTTGCTAGAGCAATACTAAGAAAGGCACAAGAGAAATGATTAAGTATCTACTACCACTATTTATTTTTCTGGTTGCTTGCACTACAAGCCCATACACCCGCAGAGTAATTTGCGACCAAACTGAGTGCGTGACTTTATATGAATACAAAGGCGAGAAATGAACACAAATGAACTAGCTGACTTACTTTAAAGCATGGGTACAAGAATTGCAAGCTGAATTATTAAACAGAAGATCAGCAGTGATGATGCTATGAGCTTCTCCATCTACCAAGCAGACGGCTTACGGGCGCAGCAATGGTTTTGGAATGCAGACGAGCTAATTGCCAGTATGCTGGCCAACCCTAACAACGCATACCACAGGAACAACTAATGGATATCACAGCGATATTCGGATTCGCCATTGAAATCGGTTTTATTTTAATCATATTACACTCAATGCTATAAGGAATAACATGAACAAATTAAGAGTAGTTAAACCTGTTATTGTAGAAAAATCAGGTAAGGTAGTTAAAGCTACATCCATTAAACAAAGCCATGATGATATTATCAAAAAGGCGGGTAAAGAAGCTAAGGGAGCAAAGCATGAATTTGTACTTTCCGACGGAGAAATTGCAAATCGTAAAAAAGCTGCTAAAATAGCAAAAGCAGCCGGTGAAGTTAAAAACCCCGGCAATAAATTACATAGTCACGAATTGCGTAAAGGGTTAAAGAAATGACAGTACATGACGGCGGTAAGGGAGACACATTAATACAGCCCTTAGATAAAGAACAGTTTGATAAAAACTGGGACACTATCTTTAATAAAAAACCAGAAAGCGGTATAACTTTTGAAATAGAGGCTGATAATGACCACGCAGAAATCCTTGCCACCATCCCCTTTAACCAGTAAACCATATTATGTCGCTGATACAGGGCACTTTGGGATTAAAGTTAAAATATGTTTTTCTGATTCAGCATTTCAACATGCAGTAAAAGACTCTGGTATCACAACTAAACATAACGCGTTAGATCTTGGTTTAGCGGAGTCTCATATTATTCAGCAAGAAGGTACGCATCATGCTATGCTTGCTATTGTTTTTAATTACGAAGAAATGGCTAAGTTAGACGCGTTGGAACGAATGGGTGTTATATACCATGAAGTCTCGCATACAACTACTCACATTTTTGAATATATTGGTGAAACAAATATTGGCGATGAGTCTCGTTCCTATTTAGGGGAGCATGTGTTTAAACAAGTATTTGCAGCTTATGCAACAGAGGACGAAACCCGTGAGCGTACTAGAAAAAGAGATAGAAAAACACCTGAACAAGTTAATAAAGCAATCCTTGGGGTTATCCTTCAAATGGCAGAGCTCAATAACGGGAGTGCCGGATCGGATAGTGTTCCTGAACCAAAAAGTGTACCTCGTAGAACTAAAAACAGCAACCGGAGTATTGAGCCCAAGACAAGTGCTCGTATTCGACGATTTGGGTGAACAAGGATTTCCTGTTCATGTATTGAGGTCTAAAGAAGACGTGGAGGAATTTATAAATGCAACTATGCAAAAAATGTAATATTAATAAAAAAAATTCTGAATTTTACAAAGATGCCAAACGTAAAGATAAGCTAACATCTCACTGTAAGTTTTGCATGGCGGCTCATAAAATTCAATATCGAGCAACCAAACACGGGTTTTTAACTCAAGCATTACAGTCCGCAAAAATAAGATCACGAAATAAAAAGTTGGAGTTTGATTTAGACTATGATTATCTTGTATCAATAGCAACGGAAAATTGCCCTGTATTTAAAGTCCCTTTATTATACGTAGGTACTACAAAGGGTTCTGGAAATGCCGAAAAAAATACAGCATCATTAGACAGAGTTATTCCTGAATTAGGCTATATTAAAGAAAATGTGGTGTTTATTTCCCATTGGGCAAATACAATTAAAAATAATGCTACGGAAAAAGAGTTATACTTAGTAGCAGATTGGCTACATGATAAACGGAAAGAAGTATTAAATGCTAAACCGAACACAGCTTCACCAATACCAAAACGAACTAATATTAAAGGCGCAGTCGGTGCTGAACTTGGGTCTGTTTCTACCCCCTGGACTTGGGAAGACGATAACGACACTCACCATCATTGCGGAGCAGATGCAAGGGAAGACACTAATCATCGCGCCCAAGAGGGTAGCGGAGACAGTGTGGGAGCAGGAGACCAAGAAGTGGGAACATCTGAACTCCTTAAAAATCTCGAAAATTTTGGGATCGCCATCTCAGCGGCTGCAAGCCCTGAACCAATCCGCGGACATTTACTTAGTGAACTTAGAAAACGTGGTGTGGTTAACGGAACAGCCTCAGATGAGCCAGTTCAGCAACCTAGTGATTGATGAGTCATCCCGTTTTAAGGATCCATCAACCAAACGATTTAAGGCACTTAAAAAGCATTTAAAGGGCTTCTCGCGGCGTATTATTTTAACAGGCACACCTACCCCTCAAGGAGTATCTGATCTATGGTCTCAGGTCGGTATATTAGATTTGGGAACACGTTTAGAAACAAGCCTAACAAAGTTCAGGGACAAATATTTACAACCCGATCAATTTAATAGACAAACAAGACAAGTTTATACATGGAAACCAAAAAGTGGTGCATCTAAAGTTATTCAAGATAAAATTTCAGATATTTGTTATTCTCTTAAAGCTGAGGATTACCTACAACTTCCCCCGCTTACTTTGCTTTATCACAAAATCGAAATAGATAAAAACGTAAGGACCCAGTATGAGCAACTCAAAAAAGATATGGTCGTTAGTATCAAGAAAGAAAGGATCACAGCTCCAACAGCAGCGGCGTTGGCTAACAAACTCCTCCAGTTCACATCAGGCGCGGTGTATGACGAACAAGGCGAAACACACGAGGTACACCGTTCTAAGCTGGAATATCTTGAGTCGATCATGGAAGAGTCCTCCTCCCCAACGCTTGTCTTCTACCACTTCAAGCACAGCTTGCAAAGGCTTCGCCTCACTTTCCCGTACGCCGTGGTCTTGGACGATGACAACATTGAGGCGTGGCGTCGTGGTGAGATTCGTATGCTACTCGCACACCCGCAATCAGGGGGCATCGGGCTTAATCTCCAGTGCAACGTTGGAGACACAGCACAAACCGTGTGGTTTGACTTACCGTGGAGCTCAGAGAACTACATCCAAGCCAACGCCCGCATTTATCGCCAAGGGCAAGAAAAGCCGGTCATTATACACCACCTAGTTGTATCCAATAGTGTAGATGAAAGAGTAGTAGCAGTATTAGAAGGAAAAATAACTTTACAGGATGCAATCCTAGAATCATTAGAACTATGACATCAAAAATTCAAGCAGTAGCTCCCCGCCTATCAGACGAGGAAATGGACGTAATCGAGCAAGATGAATCAGAAGGTATTTCATCAAGCATGTTAGAGGGAGGTGGTTGGCTACCGTGGGATGTAGAAGACGTGGCGGATATACGCCGTTTAATTTGCACAAAAATGCCAGAAAAATCAAAAAAAGTTTTAGATGCTTTTTTACAAGGTTTAAGTTATAATGATATCGGTTTAACAGAAAAGCATTGGCGGTATCATTTTGCTGCCGGTGTTGCGTTTATTAAAAAGGAACTCAAGCTATGACTACATTTATTGTTGAGCATTTAGTAAAAGGTTACCCGCTATTTGATACTATACAAGGTGTGGAAGATATTGATCTTTCCATGTTTAAAGACGTTCAAACATTGTGGGTGTGCGATACACCGGAAGAAATTTTAGCAGTTGAAACTGAACTAAGAGGCAAACATGCACGATCAAGTAAATAACCCTATACACTACACCAGCCATCCAAGTGGTGTTGAGTGCTTAGAGATTACTAGGCACATGGGATTTAACCTTGGTAATGTTATGAAATACATTTGGCGAGCAGATTTAAAAGGTAAAAATATTGAAGACCTTAAAAAAGCAGCATTTTATTTACAAGACGAAATTGCTTTAAGAGAAAAAAATGAAACTGTTAGCAGTTTTGTTAACTCTACAGACACAGTTAATTTGCCGTGTAATGGCGGCGCTGGCACAAATTATAATTGGAACGATGCTACAATTAACCACACCGAGGAGTGCGGAAAATGAATATTGAAATTGATGATGACATTATGGACGAGTTGGTTGGTAAAAGTATTATTGACAGTTACGTAAATGTTTCTAAAAGTGTTAAGGAAATAGATAAATGGCATGAAGATGACATTGAAGCATGGAAAGAATTACTTCCTGCATTAGCTATTGTAGGTAAATGGTATTGTTTTGATTTTGAAGGGAAAGTAAAAAATGAATCCAAAGATTGACTTAGAAAGCGCCATCATGGTGGTGTGGCAGATAGTTGAAGATATTGATTTGCTATTTCGACATTACAGTGACGCACCAAGACCTATGACCGAGGATGAAGTTATGAATGTGTTACTGGGTATTAAAACACTTCATGATATGCGATGTGAGAATTTAATGGATGTATATTGCCAAAAAATGGAGCTAAACCAGTATTGTGTTGATCCAGAAGAATTAGCAGCAAGAGATCAATTTAATTTCCCAGTTAAAAAGAAAGGTAAGAAAAAATGAGTCCGGAAGATAAACTAAAAAAAGAGATTTTAAACTTCTCTTTTACCGTTGAATTTATTAACGCAATTTTACAAGAATTAGGCGAGCGTCCTTATAAAAGTTCAGCTGGTTTAATTGCATTAATTCGCCAACAAGGAGAGCCACAATTTAAAGCTATGCTAGAAAAGGAAACAGCTAAGAATGGATGATAACTTTATCCGTCAGTTTTTAAAACATCGTAAATTTGGTACCAAAATTGCGGACAACGTCGATGAAAAAACTAAAAAGACAACAGCAGAACAGGAAATGGAGCACCGCCTTTTAGCAGAAGCTATGACTAAAGGCATTGTTAATGAAATGATGCCAACTTTTAGAAAAATGATTGAGGACGAACAAAAAGCTAAAGAAAAGCCTGTACGCAATATTATCATTCCGGATTAAGGGCGGTTTTGGTTGGTTTTTTGCATTAGTAGATATAGGACTCCTTGTGAAAGGCTCCGTATAATGGCTTAAAACGCCATTACCAGTAAGCGAGAGGTGACTGGACTCCTGGCAGCCGGAAAGACGGCCCCCATCAATAAAGGAATTATATGGCAACCAAAAAATCAACTCAAAAATACGTATTTAAGCCGGAAATGTGCGATCGTATGATTGAACTAGGGCGTCAAGGTGCGTCTCAAAAAATGATTTGGTCCGATCTAGGTATTTCAAAATCCGCAGCAGATACATTCAAAAAGAACCATCCAGAGTTTGCCGATTCACTGGATATGGCATTGGTTCACTCACAGGCACACTGGGAGCGTGAGCTTCTAGCAAACATCGAAAACAAAGGCTACAACAGCCGCCTCGCTGAAATAGCACTCAGAGGTCAATTTCAACAAGATTACCGCGAAACCCGCGATACTAAAATTGATGCTAAAGTAGAAATAAAAGTAGATTTCAATAAAGAGATTGCAGATTTGCTTGCCGCCCTAAAATAAATATTTTTTTAAATTCGTTAAAAAGGGGCTTGACTAGCCCCTTTTTTTGCATTAGTATGTATACTTCTTAAAACGAATTGAAAGAATAAATTGACAGCCCACGCCATGTTAAGTGCATCGGGAGCCAAAAGATGGCTATCTTGCACACCAAGTGCTCGTTTAGAATCCACCCTTCCAGAACAAAAAAGAAATACCAAAGGGATTGATTTCTCTGCGGAAGGCACTCTTGCCCATTCGCTAGGTGAAGTACGCTTGCGTTTGCAGTTTAATCAAATAGGACACGATGAATATGACCGAGAATATGAAATCATTAAAACGCACCCGATCTATCAAAACTATGAAGAAGCTGAAAGAGAGGACTTTGAAGCCCACGTTGACAACTACGTTCTTTACGTCCGCTCTCAAATTGGTGAAGGAGACACACCGCTTTTTGAACAGCGTGTGGACTTCTCTGAATGGGTTCCTGATGGCTTTGGTACGGCCGATGTGGTTATTCTTTCTGAACACTCCATTCGCGTTATCGACCTTAAATTTGGAAAAGGAATTCCAGTTTACGCAGAAGACAATCCTCAACTCAGACTTTACGCACTCGGGGCATACGCCAAGTTCAAAGAAGAGTTCCCAAACATTAAAGAAGTTAGCTATACCATTCACCAACCTAGACTCGACTCAATCAGTACCGACGGAACAAGCATACATAAACTTGTCGACTGGGCGAACTATTTTGTCAAACCCAAAGCCAAGAAAGCGTGGTCCGGCTCGGGTGACTTCCTCCCCGGAGAGTGGTGCCAGTTCTGCCGTGCCAAAGCGACGTGCCGCTCCCGCAGCGACTTCAACACAGAGCTTGCCAAGCAAGACTTCCAAGAGCCAGCCCTCCTCAGCCAAGACGAAATTATTGAAGTCCTTGCCAAAGCCCAAGATTTAAGAACATGGGCAAATGATGTAGAAGAGTACGCACTAGAACAGGCCATAACCTGTAATGTTATTCCTACAGGCTTTAAGCTGTCAGTTACAAAGACTCACCGCAAGATATCAGATAACCAATTAGCGGCAACAGTGCTTATTGAAAAGGGTATGCCAGCGGAACAGATTTGGAATCAGCCAACACTTAAATCTATCGCATCATTGGAAAAGATTAACAAGCAAGCAGCGGCATGGTTGGGTGATTTAGTTTTACGTCCAGACGGAGCACCAAAACTGGTACGTGTTAAACAAGCTGCTAAGGAGGACTTTGCATGAACGCATTAACGCATGAACGCATGAACGCATGAACGCCTGGTTAATTGGTTTGATTGGTGTGGTGTATACTATTGTGGCAATTCAATTTATTATGAAAGGTCAAGTCGGTATGGGTATTTCGTTTTTAGGATATGCTTTAGGTAATGTGGGCCTAGTTATGGTAACATTACAACTATGAATATTGAATACTCTGGATATAAAATAGAAGTTCCCGATTATTTAATAGAAAAGTATACAAAAGATTTTGATGGTTTACCCGGTAGCGGAAATAGAGAAGCTGTGTTACAATTAAGATATGATATGTATGAAGTACTCGATTACATAGCAGAAGATCCAGAAGCATTAGACGAGTATGAGTACAAAGCAGATTTTATTAACGCAATGGCAGTACAAAAAGCATTAGAGTTTCACGGAATATTGCACGATTCGTAAAAGTGTGTATAATAGCGTTAAGGGTAGACGAACTGGCCCCTATTGAAGTCCAGTTCTAATGTAAATAGGAAATAAAATGCAATCCAACAAAGTTAAAATCGTAACAGGTAAAGTTCGTTTTTCATACGCTAATGTATTTCAGCCAAAAGCTGGTATGAATGGTGGCGAACCAAAGTATTCAGTTTCTATTCTTATCCCTAAGTCCGATGTTGAAGGTGTTGCAAAGATTAAAAAAGCCTTTGAAGATGCTAAGACAACTAACGCAGCGTTCTTTGGCGGCTCAGTACCAAAAGGTTTAAAAGGCGGTTTGCGTGATGGTGATGAAGAGCGTGATGATGCAGCTTATGCAGGTCATTATTTTATCAACGCCAACAGCGCACAAAAGCCTCAAGTTGTAGATGCAAATCGTGAAGAGTTGTTTGACCAAAACGAGTTCTATAGTGGTTGTTATGGTCGTGCATCTGTAACATTTTACCCATACAATGCCGCCGGTTCTAAAGGTATTGCGTGTGGTTTAAACAACCTACAAAAGTTAGCTGATGCTGATAAATTAGGTGGTGGTTCTTCAGCAGCTGATGATTTCGCAGTATAAGTAGTAAATTGCCCTAGAGGCCTTTGTAGTAAGTAGTGCAGGGAGTGTCCATAGAAACTATGGCCTCCCTTTTTTCCCACCATATAATATAGAGAACAATAAGGAAAACAATTTTGGATCAGTACATGGAATATATCGCGGCAAGCAGATACGCCCGTTACCAAGACGATAAAGGTCGTCGTGAGACCTGGCCTGAAACAGTGACAAGATTTACAGATTATATTTTTACCAGAACACCTGCAATTACCGAAAATACAGAATTAAAAGCTGAGTTATACAACTCTATTGTTAACCTAGAATTAATGCCTTCCATGCGAGCCATGATGACGGCTGGAAAGAGTGCCGATCGTGATAATACTTGCGTTTATAATTGTGCTTATATGCCTGTGGATGATCCTAAGAGCTTTGACGAGGCAATGTTCATTCTCTTGTGTGGCACTGGCGTCGGATTCTCAGTGGAGTCCAAAAATATTAATAAGCTGCCCGAAGTGCCAGAGCGCTTATTTGATTCAGAACATCGAATCACCGTACATGATTCAAAAGAAGGTTGGTCTAAGTCACTGCGACTTTTGCTTGCCACTTTATGGGCTGGTGAAATCCCTAAATGGGACGTGTCAGCCGTTAGACCTTCCGGAGCACGACTCAAAACATTTGGCGGACGAGCTTCCGGGCCGCAACCACTGATTGATTTGTTTGAGTTTACTGTAGCAACATTTAAAAACGCTAAAGGCCGTCGCTTAAATTCATTAGAGTGCCATGACCTGATGTGTAAAATTGGTGAGGTGGTAGTGGTTGGTGGTGTGCGCCGATCAGCTATGATTTCACTTTCCGACTTAGACGATGAAAGGATTCGATATGCTAAAGCTGGCCCATGGTGGGATACTGCCCCGCACCGCGCTCTTGCAAACAACTCTGCGGTTTACAATGAAACTCCAACCGTTGGCAAATTCATGGAAGAGTGGCTTTCGCTATACAACTCCCACTCAGGGGAACGCGGTATATTTAACCGCGAAGCTGCAAAGAAAACTGTTGAGAAATATGGTAACAGGGACCCTAACTACGAATTTGGAACGAATCCGTGTTCGGAAATTATTTTACGTCCTTACCAATTCTGCAACCTCTCTGAGTGCGTAGTACGACATGACGATACTAAAGAGACCTTGTTGCGTAAAGTGCGGCTTGCCACCATCCTTGGTACAATCCAGTCCACCTTCACAAAGTTCCCCTACTTGCGCAAAGTGTGGCAACGTAATACTGAAGAAGAGCGCCTACTTGGTGTCTCCCTCACTGGAATCTACGATAATCCCCTTCTCACAACCCAAGGACCTAAATTAAATGCCTTACTTACAGAACTTAGAGAGTGCGCTAGAAGTACAAATGAAGAATGGGCAGCTGCTCTCGGAATCCCTGTCAGCGCTGCTATCACATGCGTCAAGCCAAGTGGAACAGTATCCCAGCTTACTAATTCGGCGAGCGGCATCCACCCTCGCCATGCTAAATTCTATATCCGAAGAGTGCGAGGAGATAAAAAAGATCCTCTCTCCCAATTCCTTATTGGACAAGGAATTCCAGCAGAAGACTGTGTTTACAAACCCACCCAAACTACCGTCTTCAGTTTTCCACAGAAAGCCCCCGATGGACTTACCAGAGACGACGTTACCCCAATCGCCCACCTTGAGCTCTGGCTTACCTATCAGCGATATTGGTGCGAGCACAAACCCTCTGTTACGATCTCGGTTGCGGAAGGAGACTGGCCTAGTGTTGGAGCCTGGACATGGAACAACTTTGACGAAATCAGCGGAGTTAGCTACCTCCCCTACGACGGAGGAACTTACCGTCAAGCACCGTATACTGAATGTACTGAGCAGGAATACGAAGAACTAAAAGCAGCTATACCTGTTATTGATTGGAGCCAACTTAAAGAGGAAACCGACAATGTAGAAGGCGTCCAAATGCTTGCTTGCAGCGCTGGCGTTTGTGAGATATAATTAAGTTTTACATGGTGGTTGGTTTGGGGGCGCAGTCCTGGCCCCCTTTTTTCCCGATACGTCGGTTACCCTAGGAGTGAGTGTGAAAACATGTCAATCGTGTAGTGCAAACTACATATCAAAAGTGGTTTGGCAAAAATATTGTTCAGCAAAATGCCGAAATCACAACCCGAATAAATCCAGAACAACAAAAAAGTTTCAACAGGGTCGTAGAGAGGCGATTAATAGCATTAAATTAAGCCGAGGCTGTGCGCAATGCGGATATAATAAACACCCTGCAGCACTACAATTTAATCATATTAAAGGGGAAAAACTATTCAATATATCGCAAGACCCCAAAAGAAAATGGGAAACCATTTTTGCAGAAATCGCCAAATGCGAAGTATTGTGTGCTAACTGCCATGCTATTCATTCGGTAGAAAACAAACATGGTTGGACAAAACGAAAGGTAAAAAATGTTGATTAATTTAGACTTTGAAGTGCGAAGTAACATTGATTTGCCAACTCATGGATTAGACATATACGCAAGCGACCCAAGCACCGAAGTGATTTGTATGGCGTATTCTATTGATGGGGGTCCTGTAAAACTTTGGACCCCAGATATGCCTTTGCCAATGTTTATGTACGAAAGAAACAATTGGTTTCAAGGGTGGAATGTTATGTTTGAATGGCACATTATGAAATACGTGCTTAAATTGGACATTCTGCTTGAAAGATGCATTGATACTATGGCTATAGCAGCAGCCAATAACGTGCCACAGAGTTTGGAAGATGCTGCTATATTTTTAGGTACTGTGGAGCAAAAAGACCCCATTGGTAAGCGACTCATTCAAAAGCTATGTAAACCAAAGAAAGACGGTACATTCGACAAAGACCCGGTTTTGCTAAAACAGATGTATGATTATTGTATGGGTGACGTACGCACAGAGATGGCCATAGGAAGCGTTTTAAGGCCCCTTACAGCCGCCGAACAAGAAGTATATACTCTGACACAGCAAATTAATGATCGAGGCGTACCAGTTGATCCTATAGAGCTCCAGAATGCCTGTAAAGCTGTATTGGGGGCACAGGCACAGTTGGACCAAGAACTCATCGCTATGACAGGTTTTAAGCCCTCAGAAAGGGCTAAATTGCTCGGTTGGTTGAATGAAAAGGGTGGAGATATGGCTGATATGACCGCTAAGACCGTTTCAGCTAAGTTAGTAGACACTAACTTACATAAAGACGTACGTAGGGCATTAGAATTACGCCAAGAAGGGAGCCAAACTAGCGTGGCTAAGTACGCTAAGATGCAGGAGATACAACGTGAAGGACGGATTAGGAATACATTGGTATATCATGGCGCTAGTACTGGCCGCTGGGCGAGCCGTGGTGGCCTCAATTTACAGAATATTGCTCGTCCCACACTCGAAGATGCTGAGATTGAACGCGCGATACCACAGGTATTTGGAGGGGCAAGTGGCACAATGGCAGAACTTTCAAGCCTCGTTAGATCTGCGATCAAAGCACCTTCGGGCAAAACCTTCGTTGACGTGGATTTTAGCTCAATTGAAAACCGAGTTGGCGTCTACCTGGCTGGGCAAAAAGACAAGGTCGAGCTCTTTAGAAAGGGATTAGATGAGTACAAGGTCTTCGCTTCGGAACGCTTGTACCATATACCATACGATGAGGTCACAAAGGAACAACGCCAGGTTAGTAAGTCCGCGGTATTGGGCGCGATGTTTGGCCAAGGAGCTAAGGGACTTGTTAAGTATGCTGAAGGGATGGGGGTTAAGCTGAGTGAGGTTCAAGCCAAGAGCGCAGTAGATGGTTACCGCAGTTCGTATTCGAAAGTGAAGGAGCTGTGGTCATTGTGCGAAAATGCTGCGATTGAAGCAGTAAGCAATCCCGGCAATCCATTTCGGGCGGGACAGCATATTGTGCTGAAAGTTGTGAAAGAAACACTATGGATGAAATTGCCAAGCGGTAGGTTGATTTGCTGGCAGAGGCCACAACTCGATTTGGTCACAACTCCTTGGGGGACTACTAAGTATGGGGTCACTGTTCACAGTTTGAATACCTACACCCGGGCTTGGACTAGGAACCAACTCATTGGTAGCTCTATCTTTCAATCCGCAGTTCAGGGAACCGCCAGAGATTTTTTGGCAAATGCGATGCTCAATTTGGAGAAGAAGGGCTATGAGATAATCAATTCTATCCATGATGAGGTATTAATCCTAGTTGATGAAGAAAATGCAAAGTTAGTATTGGATGGTGAGGTTATGCAAATTATGACAACCCCACCAACATGGGCCCCAACATTTCCTCTAGCAGCAGAGGGCTGGGTCAATAAGCGTTACAGGAAGTAATTACTTAGGTGGTGTATTGGATTGGTTGGCTGAATAAGCCGCCAATCCACCAATTAAAGGAGCTTTTTCTTTTAACTTTTGCCCTGCAACTCTAGCAATGTCCGGCCTAGAAAGCGCTGCAGCTTTTAGCGCTGCTTGAACTGGAGGAGCGGCATAAATGTGGGAACCAGTTAATGCAGCTCCCGCAATCCCTAATTTTGTTGTAGCGTCCAATGGTAGTGCCTGACCTATAGCTCCCGTTCCCCCTAGTCCCAACATACCATACATAATCCTATGTTTTGCATAAGCGTCGTTTGCTGTGTTAGAGACGTCCTCTAAAGTTTTGTCTAAAGCTTCTTTTTTGGTATCAACTTGAGTTTTTAATACTTCTTTTTCAGCTTCTTTTTGTGTTTTTAAATATGCTTTTTGATTAGCAATATTTTTGTTTTGCAAAGTTAAATTCGCACCCATTTCAGCGGCTTTTTCTTTTTTCTTAGCAGTTAACTGAGTTTTGAAAGTATCGTGACTAGCTTTTAAAGCTAACTTTTCATCTGCCATTTTTTGATACGCAGCAAGTGCTTCTTCTTGAAGTCTTGAATCACCAGCAGCAAAACGTTTATTTGATGATTCAGATTTTAATGCTCGTAAGAAATCTTTAGGGTCAAACTTACCGCCCTTTTCCATATATGTATTTAAATACCCAGCTGCTGTTTGTGGTACTTGTAAAGCTGAGTGAACCGCATTAGCTTTTTTAATTATATCCGAGCCTTCAGTGCCCTCAATAATATCCATCCATTTATTTTTAAGGTTAGTTACCGCACTACCGTATTCGCGGTCTGTACCAGAAGAAAGGGGGCCTTTGTAGTTTTGAGCCTCTGCACCTAAATCTTTAAATATATTATGCCATTGTCCAGCAGATATTAACTTAGAATCCCCAGCAGTATCTTTTATTTCATCTACTCTACTAGCTAATTTATTATATAAATCAGAACCTTCTCCACCAAGACGGTGTTTACTTGCATCTAATACGGATTTAAGTGAATTTAGCTCATTGTCTCCAATTCTGATATCTCCAACTTTTTCAATACCACTATCGTATAGTTGCTTTTCAACACCTTGCGCAAACTTAATAGCTTCGGTACCTTGGTGCTCATCCGGAAGCGTTACCCCAACAGGGTCTAATGCTTTTTGTATAATAGGCCGACTAAATTCATTAGCATGACGTTCGTTCATGTTATCTGTTGTAGTTTTTACAAAATCATCATAACGGTTTTGTAAATCTAATTTATCAGAATCTAATTTTGCTTTAGCTGCAGGAACAACTACACCTTTTTGGGTATTTGTTAAGCCTACATTGGCATTTGCCAATTGAGTATCAAGCTGTGCTGCTTTTTCTTTTGCAGTTTTTGTTATGGAGCCTTCAATGTTTTTGGCTGCATCTGTAAAGCTTTTTTGGCCTTTTGATACCAAAGAGCTTATTCCACCAAAAGGTATATATGCACCAATGTCTTCGGCTTTTTGTGCTAAACCACCAACAACCTGCCCAAAGCTACCTTTCATAATTTGCTCTTTGGTGAAACCTTGAGCTAACAAGTCTTTAAAACGCTTCATAGCTGGATCAAGAGCAGTGCCAACCATAGAAGCACCCTTAGTAAATACTGGGCCTAAAGCAGCACCTGTGCCAGCCTCTGCAGTATGTTGCTCCGCAAATCCTGGCTCTGTTATATCTTTTCCTGTAGGGGCTAAAAAAGAAGAAGTTCCACCTAAACCTGCAGCTTGTGCGTATTTACTGCCTAGTGTTTTTTCTAACCAAGCTGGGCCAGTTTCTAATAATTTAGCTGCACCCGGAATACGTTCCATTAACTCAGTAGCTTTTGGAAGCATAGAAGTTGCTTCTGCAACTTTACCTGCAGCGCCACCAGGGATCATAAGTCCTGCAACATCGCCACCAAGACTAGATAGGGATGCACCTAAACCACTATGTTGTTTAAGATACTCGTCCCGGGCCATTAGTGCTTTCGCTGGCGCACCCCAACCAGCATATTCTGCTAATGCTGCTGGTGGTTTAGCTATAGCATTTAGCATACGCTCAGCGGAAACCCCTGCGTCACTTAAATTACCTAATTTAAAACCACTACTTTCTTCAACAGGAGCGGTTTTAGCTTTTTGAGCAACATACTCATCAGGGTTAAATCCGGATACAGTTACATTTGGTCCGGGCTGTTCTAATGGCGCGCTTTTTTGGGCTACATAGGCATCTGGATCAAAAGCCATTATTTAACCTCTCCTAAATGTTTTCTAACTTCAGCAGCTTTTGGATGGTTTGGATTTTCAGCAAGCCATTTACGTGCACCGTCATCTGTGTGCATATTTTTAAAAGCCTCAACAGTATTTGTAAGAATATTTGTGGATGTTTGCTGACCAATACCACCTTCACGATTCCAATTTGCATTAGCTGTTTGTGGATCATCTTGGTGTCTATTTAAGTATTCTAAATGCGCATTGTCAATCATAGCTTTTGCTTTTTGCATTTGATATATAGACTTAATATACACGTTTTTATCGCTAATACCAGCTAAAGTTTTAGCAAAGTTATCGGACTCTTTACCCGTGTATTGCGCACCCATTGCTGCTTTAGCGCCTAAAGCAACTTGACTTTGTTTTACATTTTCTAAATTTTGACCAGCTAAATAAAATGCTTCTTCTTGAGGAGTAACTAATTTAGGTCCGCCTGCCATTTCGGCCAGCATTTTTAATTTAATAACTTCCATTTTTGGTGCTCCACCTGGGCCAAAATCAGCTTTAGTTATTGCATCAAGCGCTTTATCAGCATTGGTAACATCGTTTCTTTGAACGTCTACTCTAGACGTTAAGTCTTTTTGTGGTCCTTCAATAAACGCTTTATTACCTGCTGCTAAGTTAGCATATTTAGTAGCTACACCCGGTACAGAGGTATCACCAGCCAAGGGAGATGGTATATCTCCGGTTGTTGGTTGTGCCCCAGGTTGTAGAGCGGCTTTCATTGCAGGTAAAGTAGTTGCTGGTGCACCTGCTACTGGAATTTTTTGCCAATGAACGCTGTCTTTTCCGTATGGTTGGTAGTAGCCTTTTTGAGCCAACTCAGTACGCCCAGCAGTTGTAAGTTTATCTGTTTCAATATCTAAAACATCTCCAGCGGGCAAAGTTTCATGCGGGCTTGTACCAGGTTTAGCAACAGGTATGCCATTGGGTTGAATGCCTGGAGTTCCAGCAGCAACGCTAGTTTGATACAGAGCTTGACCTTGTTGAGGGGTACGTTGTGCACTAGTAATACGAATACTTGGGTCACTAAACACACCAGCACCTGTAGAGGGCGCAGCCTGTGTTGGCACATTAGCTTGTTTAAACAAAGCCCCAATATCTGGCATAGTTTTAGTTTCACGACCTTGTGCATCATAAGTAGTTGCTGGCTCAAATGATTTAGGAAATGTTTGGCGCAATAGTTCGCGGTTTTGTGGGGTATCTTGCATACCCTTAACAGCATCCATAATTTTAAGTGCATCTGGCTGTTTAACATTATAGCTAGTTAATAGCTTTTGAAATTCAGGTTGATTTGTAGCACTTAAATACTTAGCCCATTGTTGCTGGTTTGCTGGAATTCCAGGAATATCCGCTCCCCCGGAGCCCCCAGTACCGCTTGCACCACCAGCGCCCCCGGATTGGTTCATAAACTGGTTTAAGGTTTTAGTTTGATTTTGTGCGGCTTGCAAAGAAGCCATATTTTGCGCAATATTATATTTGTTAGAGCGATCTTGCTCTTCTTGACGTTGGATTTGTTCAAACCCAGGGGTTTTATCATACTTAGTCCAAGCACTAGCTTTTTGCAAACTATCTTGAAACTTTTTATATGGGTCATTGTATTCATCTAACATTTTTTGCATGTTACCAAGAATAGCTTTACTAGACTGTTCGTCCATAGATACCCCAGCTGTTGGGGAAATAGTAGACATTGCGCCTTTTCCGCCGCCGGTTACTTTTACTGGTGTTCCGAGCGTACTTAAACCCGCTGTAGGCGTTCCAGAAGTATCTACATCTGCTGATAAAGGTGCTGTTGGGGTATCTGCCATAATTGTTCCTTGTTATACTGGAGTTGTTGTGTCAACTGGAGGAGTGACAAAACTACTACCATCAGTAGGAGTAAAAGTTCCTCCAGTTGTAGCGCCAGATTGTATGCTAGTTGTGTCAACTGGTGTAGAAGAACCTAACCCAAGACTACTTAAAATACTGTTACCTAAGCCTCCAAAACTACTTCCTGTAATTCCTAAACTTCCTAATAGTCCACTTGCTGCCGAGGGTACACTAGATAGAGAACCTAACATAGACAACGGAGACATTTGATTTTGTTGGGATACAGTTGTTGGGGCGTTTACTGAATTTACTAAATTTGCGTAGTTTAATGCACCTTGGTACGGAGCATTCATTTGAGCAGCGCCAGTTGTTAGGCCTGCTGTAATTCCTTGATTAGCAACACTGCCTTGTGTACCAGCGGCGGTAGCTCCTGTAGCTTGGTTCTGCAATGCAGATTGCATTTGCTGTGCAGCCAGTGTATCAAACGCATTAGTTTTAGCAGTATCTACTGCTGTTTGGCCACGTAAACTACCAAAGTTTCCTGAACCAATTGCTCCAGCCTCTGTACCAGCCGTCATGGTTGGCATAAGTTGGTTTAACTGTTGGTTTTGTGCAGCAAACAAACCGCCCATAGCAGTTTGTGTGTTGGGGGTCACTGCCCCAGTTGTTGGATCAGTAATCCAAGGGTTAGCAGCACCAGAAGCAATAGTATTTAAACTTGTATTCGCTTGTGTGAAAGGGTTATCAGCACCAGGTTGTAAAGTATTAACCGCGCCTTGAGCAGTTGTTTGACCAAACGATGGGGCAGCACTAGAAGCGGTACCGGCTTGGTTAATAACATTTTGCTGCGCCGTATCCATCCAGGTTGGCAGCGTTGTTTGTACCTGATTTGTATCAGTTAAAAGATTGTTTAACCCAGAGGAGGTAGTAGTACCAGCCATTATTTGCTCACTTTTTGTTGTGCTTGTAATAAATAACCCAACGCACCCTTACTATCTGGAGGAAGGTGCTTAGCGTCGTGCTTTTGTTTATGTTCTCTAACTGTTTTTAAAAACGCATCTAATACATGCGCACCGCTATCGTTACTACCGTTACCCAATGCTGCCACCACATCAGCGGGGATTACAAACTCGCCATTGGCTAACATAGCTGGTACAGAATCAGATGTTCCATCACCAGCACCTCTAACAAAAGAGTGCTGTAACGAATGCAAGCCACCTTCACTAAAGAATTGTGGGTTATGACTTTGAGGAAGTGTTCTTTCTTCCATATTGGTTGGCCCACCAGCTTGCATGTGTGGCATGTTAGTTAAAGGAGAACCTTTTTCCCCAAATAAATCCGCATGAGTAGTTTGATGTCCGCGTATTAACTGTGGGGACATTGGTAAACTTCCACCATCTGCTTTATGAATTATACCACCATTTTTGGCTTGTTGAATCTCTTGCAAAGATAGGGGGTTAATTGCTGCTGGGGCATAGCTAACAGTAGGATCAGGAGTATTACCAAATAATGAGGAAATTTGAGTTCCTTTTAACAGCGTTGCTTTTGGTGCAGCTGGCATAGCATTTGTTCCCATTGTCGTTGATGTACCTGTACCTGTACCTGTACCTGTACCTGTACCTGTACCTGTACCTGTACCTGTACCTGTACCTGTACCTGTACCTGTACCTGTACCTGTACCTGCTGTTCCTGTTCCTGTACCTGTACCGGCAGCAATAGCTGCTAAAGCTGCAGCAGCGCCGGCACCAATTGCCGTACCTGTACCGGTACCTGTTGCTGTTGTCCCTGTACCCGTACCGGTACCTGCAGTAGCTCCAGTGTTTGTTACTATCCCTGTGCCGGTTCCTGCAGTTGCTCCAGCTACAGTGGTTCCTGTTGCAGCAGTTCCTGTTGTTGGTGTAGTACCTGTTCCGCTAACAGGGGTTGTGGCTATTGGCGTTGTTGTAGTACCTGTTGTTCCGGTTCCAGTACCTGCTGTTCCTGCACCAGTGCCCGCACCACTTGTTCTGGTACCACCAGAACCAGTTTGGGCTCCAGTAATATCATCCAATATTCCTGAAGCTGTTTGGTCCGTTGGATTTTCAATTGCAGCTATTTGTGTATCATGTTGAGCTTGTGTAATAGTACCGTTTTGCAATTGGGTATCTAACGAATCCATTGCAGCTATTTGATCCGAAGTCAATGCAGAAGCGTTTGGAGTTCCTTGAGTAGGACCGCCACTAACAGGATCCCCCGTTGGCTGTACAGGGAACACATCTGGAATTGGGGTCCCGCCAGCGGTTATATTAGTGCTAGTATTTGGTAAGCCCATCACACCAACACCCGGACCAGCTACCTGGCCTGATTGGCCTGTAAAGGTGGCCCCCGTTGTCCCTGTTGCCGCAGTGTTTATAGATCCGTCTGAATTGTATACTGTGTTTGTAGCAGGATTAAAATATCCAGTTGATCCATCTGGATTTTTAACTTGAACGGTATTTGCTAAATCAACGGGGGATCCAGCTGAAGTATTAACTGGGGGGCCAGAAGTTGTTCCCGTAGCATCAATAGGGCTTTTAGCATTTATATCTATGGTAGTTGTTGATGGTAATCCAGACCCAAATGTATCCGCATATTTTGAAGACTGTGTAGAAGCCCCGATAATCTGACCAAGGTTATTGGTTAATGCTGTAGCAAGGTTTTGATTATTGAGTATTGCACTAGCGCCAACTTTGGCTACGGCCCCAATTGCGTTTGTGACACCGCTTAACGTTTCCGGAGCAATACCAGCTGTTAAGTTCCCAGCGTAATCCCCAATTGCTGTGGCAGCTAAATTGTTTGTAATAGCACTAAGTAATTTTGCTGGATCCCCGCCTGTAGCTACTGAACCTAAAGCAGTAGCAGTTGCGCTAGTTAATAATCCAACTACTTGGCTTTTTGTTAGATTAAGTGCGCTTGCTACATCTTGAATATTAGCATCACCAAATAAGGATGTTACTGCGCTAGGTAGTCCCGCAGACACGCCTCCGCCTATTGCACCCTTTAATGCTGCAGTTTTAACATCCCCACCAGTGGTTGCAGCAACTAATGCAGAAGTACCCGCACCTAATACTGCAGCACCTAAAGTTGCAGCTCCTGCAGCTCCAGCACCTAATACAGCCTCACCAATAGCTAAAGAAGCCCCTGCGGTAAATGGGGCTGCTGCCATCATTGCCATGACAGGTAACACAGTTCCAAAATTAACATTACCAGCACCAGCAGCGTTGTTGGCTGCTATTGTGTTATACGAGCTTTGGTATTGCTGATTTACTATGCTATTAATTTGTGCAGGAGCTATTCCTGCTTGTTGTGCTGCACCTGATATGTCTTGAATTTTTTGCTGCAACGCCGGAATATTTTTTCCACCGCTATAAGTCTTATCCATTGCCATACTACCGGCATAGTTTTGTAGCAAATTATTATAGTATAGTCCCGGGTTAGTGGACTTATAATTATACAAGGTCTGAGCTGCTTCAGGAGTCAAACCTAATCCTGCTATATCTGGATTATTAATAGCCGCGTTAGTGGCGGTTGGTATAAATTGACTAGCTGACGTTGCTCCACTATCTGACCCCTGTCCGGGAACAAACTTGTAATTCATTGCCGATGGATCTGTAGGGGCGTTTGTTGGAGTCCAAGTTAATATGGGCCCAGATTCATTTGGGTTAGGATTGGCACTACTAACTTGTGTCCATCCTGGAGGAGGGTTGGCTTCACTATAGCTACCTACGTTGGTAGGAGTTTGAGCTGCTTGGTATTCTGGTGTACTTTGAATGGCCGCATTAATTGAACTTAACGGAGCACCAGCAGCCATTTGCTGCTCCCAATAGGCTAATCCACCAGCATCAGGAGCACGATTTAAATTCTGCTGATAAAGCTGAGAGATCTGCGAAGCGTATTGTGCTGGATCCGATGAGGCCATGTTTTACCGTTTAGTTTATTCTATATACACTAATGCAAAAAATAAGGCAAAAACGCCCTAGTTTAGTGGGATTTACCGTTAATACTTAACGACACTTCATTGGCCCAATCTTGCCAGTTTTCAAAAGTATCCGGGTCAGGAATTGGAAAAGCAGAAAACGTAAAAGTACTGGCAATTAAAGATGCTGCATCTTTCCAATTTTCTTCAGAAGTATGTGGGATGTTTAGTTGACCATAATAAATAATGAAATTACCGTTCCAGTCTTCCCAGCTTGATAGCTCTGGAACAAAAGGAAAAAACTGCTGATTGTGTTTATTGACATAAGTTGTCAAGGTCTTTCGTCCCCAAATTCAGCAGTAATCATTAAACGTCCCATTTCAAAATTACCATCAATGGTATTAGATTCAAACTTAATGCGAACTAAACGATGTTCTACACGAAGGTCAATTTTGTCTGTACCTGGTTCGAAATAGAAAGGTCCAGAATCCTCTTCAATAGTACTATTTGCAAACTTACGCCCTAAAATCGACATAGACATGGTGCCTGTTTGCAAAAAGTTAGGCTCAATACGGCGTAAGTGCATCCGTCGATTGACACCAACTAAACTATCTTGACTTGGATTGCCTGTTAGCCAACTGATATCGCTAGTAGTAATGCTTGAATAGACTGCGCTTTCAGTGTTTAAATTAACTTGGTTTTGACCAAACTCATGCTGCCAAATAGTAAACCCGCCACTTTGAATAAATACAGAAGAACCAACCGCTGGAGTAAAAGGAGATTCTTCAGTGAAGGTAATTAAAGTAACACCTGGAGTGCCTATTGTAGTGTTGTAAATAAGTGTTGCAGCAGATACTTGATAGGTTGTATTAAAATCTCCAGTTGTGGTAAACGTGAAGATTGTTCCTGGAGCCAGCTGAGGTGTAACATCACCAGATATATACATTTGATCTAAGCCAGGTGCTGCTAGACTAGCTGGGTGCTGTATTACTGTAAGCGGGGCACTAAAGGAGGGATTATAATTCCAACTTGCCCAAATAGGTGTTGGAAAAATCTCTGTTGTATATCCACAAGAGCGCTGAGCTCCAGTTGCTTGTCCAGCATCATACCAAATCTTATCTTTAGTATTATAAATAATAGCATCTGTACACTCTGTTGCTGTACCTCTAGGATAAAAGAACCAGATCTCGTTGTATCGTGGAACTTTAGTAGCCCACACTTTTTGACGTTGTGTATAGTTAATGTTATCAAAAAGATAATTTACGTTTTTATCATTAGGAACTACTACTACACTACCGTTATAAGCATAGAATCGGTCAACACCCATCCACCAATAGACGCCATCCATCTCCACAATTGCATTGGAAGACATGATTGAAATTTGACTGGAAATAATATCATAGGTCCAGTATTGGCTAGTAGGTGTTGTACTAGAAGCTGAAGAGTTAAAAGAAACGCGAATAAGGGAATCGGTAGCCCAAAATAAACCTGCGGGAGAGTTAGTACCCCCTCGCATTGGCATACCTTTAACTATCTTAGAAGACGACACGTTAGTTTGGTTTGCTAAAGGCCCATTCCAATCATAGAAGTTTTGACTTGCGTAAGTGCTACTAACGTTATTATTAGCAATATAGCCATGTGAGCCATAAACAAAAATAAACGGATATAGTACTGTAACCCCACCATCAACACTAATTGGTTGGTATGTTGGATTTTGCCCGCCGCTATCAGAAAGGCCGGTAAAGTTCCAAGTGTTTGCCGAAGTAGGAGCGATATTTCCAACTAAAACTTGTGATAGAACCCCGTTATCAATATCAATTAAGTTATATCCTGGATGCGCAAAAATAGATAGCTGACCACCCTGTGGGCTAAATTGAGCATCAAATTGCCAAGTAACAAGGTATGGACCAGCTTGAGGGTCTTCAATAAAGGTAAGAACATTATTAAGCCAAACTGTTGTTGGGCTTCCTGACAACGTTCCTGTAAAGTTTACAGTTGTATTAGGGGCAGTATAAGAAGCTGTTGTTGTAACATAGTTTACTGGTGTAATCTGGTTAAAGATTACATTAGTCCCCGTTGGAAACTGTGTAGTAACATTACCAGCAATTACAAAACTAGATGCAGTATTAGATACTAACGTAAACGGCACAGTTCCTGGAAGTGTATTTGCAGTAAAAGGTCCGCTACCGGTACCAAAGTTAATACCGCAAGTAAACACATCGAGCTCTTGATAGTTACCAGCAAAAATGTAGTTTACTCCATTGTATGGTTGTACAACCATACCACGATATATACCAACGTTACTAGTAAAAAGTGTTCGATAGCCTCCCATTTTTTTAGGATCACCACGCTGGAACCTGCACCACACACCATCTGTATACTGGTCATTTTGAAACTGAGTACCATCGCGTTTAATCCCAGCTGGAATAGCTAAGCTATAAATTGATGTGTATTGAGAAGGGCCTTGTTGTGGGCTACTCTGTTGTTGCTGATTATCAGCCGCCATTTAAAACTGTCCGCCGCTAATTAAGTTTGCAGTAAGCCTTGCATTTATAGTGACTAAAGGAGCCGATAGATTTGTATTATCTACGTTAATTATCTCTACAGCGTTTGCCGATAACCCCAAAACACCAGTACCTTGTAGGTATACCCCCGTAGTATTATCATTTAAAAACGAGTAAGAAGGGGCCCCTGCGTTTCCGTTAATTGCTTTAAACAAAGATGAGGACGAAGAGTTTAAAATATATAAAAATTCACCGTCACTTAATAGTGTATATATGTTACCAGCTGTTAATGATATTGGTGCCTGGCTACTACCTTGGTTTTGAAATGTAACATTGTACCCAGATTGGTTAGTATTATTAACCAAAATATACAACTGAGTAATTGCTGGAAATGTTACCGCTAAAGTCTGAGTACGGGTGCCAGATTGTGCAATATATGTTTGAATAATTGGAGCATTTGAAACCAGGTTTAATGTATTGGCCGAAATTGCGTCTACATCATATGTTGCAGCTGTGAACACTAAATTGTTTGGGGTTGTCCACCCAACAGTAATATATCCACCGGAACT